CCCGAATGTTATCGGAACTATGCCGAAATGATGGAGTATTTGGGCTACTCTTGTACCTTAAATGGTACGTTCTATAAACAGACAGATGACCCCAAAATTGTGGTGCTTTATGAGTGATTTACTTACCACTTACCAACTTACTCGGTAAGTAAAAATGACGGTAAGTAGTAAGTCATTGAAATTGTTCGGTTTTTTGAAGCAACTTACGGAGGTTACTTCTTATCATGGTAAGTTAGTTTTTTGCTCTAAGTCATTGATTTTTATGGCTACTTACCAACTTACCGAACTTCCCCCCTAAAGGGGGGTTTAGGGGGCGGTAAGTAACCCGCCCACCAACCCTATTAAATTAACAAAGATTTGGATGAAATTAGACAGGAGAAAAAGTAATGCCAAAAGTAGCTGAGAATTTAACGAAGGAACAGCGATTAGCTGGATGGAAAAGATTGACTGACAAACAGCAAGATTTTCTGAATAACTTTATGCACAAGGATATGACGCAGACATCGGCTGCTAGAGCAGCGGGATACGCAAACCCTGGAGTCGATGCTGTGAGGTTGTTGCGTAACCCAGTCGTGCAGGAAAGATATCAGGAAATGCGTGAGGAAGCCCGTAGTCGCTTCGGGGTCACAATTGATAAGTCGGTGCGGGATTTGTTGAAGATTCGTAACGAGGCGTGGGAGAGCGGGAAGTTTGGTGAGGCTATCAGAGCTGAGGAACTGCGTTTAAAAGCTACTGGACTGCTTGTAAACAAGGCTCATGTGCTACATGAACGAACAGATAGCATGACAAGGGAGGAAATATTGTCAAAACTACAGGAATTTCAAGACATTGCGCAGAAACGCATGAAAATAGCGAACAAATCCCATAAAGACCCAGACTTGATAGAACAAAGTAGCGTAAAACCCAAAAACTAGCATATTTACTTAGACAGGGTGTAGGCACGGAGACCGAAGAATTGTTCGGACTCGCAGCGGGATCGGGGTGATCGGGGCTGGATTTGGGCGTAATCGGGAGAATTGTTCGGCTTCAGGAAGGTCACCCCCCCCTGAATCGGAACGGGATCGGGCTTCTCCAGCAGCGGGGATCGTACAATTGTTCGGAACGGCAGCAGGTTATCCCTGGATCCAGCAGCGTTATCGGGATCTACCTGGCTGGACAGCCTCCTGCGTGAACAATTGTTCGGAAAAAGAAGCCCTGCAGCCTGGAAGGATCGGAGTTTCGCCTGGCTGCCTGACCTGCTTGCTGGAACAATTGTTCGGAAACCTTCACCTGCAGCTCCAGGCGTTCCTGCTGCGCATGAACAATTGTTCGGGCAGGTTCCCTGGAGGCTGCGCAAAAAAAAAGAGCAGGAAAACCAAAACCTGCTCTTTTTACTTTTACAATTAAACAAAGGATATTTAAATGCTTGATGTATTATATATAGTAACTGTTGCTAATCCTGTCAAGTAAATAAAAATAAAAAAAAATTATTTTATCTGTTGACACATGTGGCAATCATTGCTATATATATATCAAGTTAAACAAACACAAGGAACTAAGCCAATGAAATTTAAAAAAACAAATACAACTTATGGAACACATCTTCAGGGTAATGTTGGGGCAACTTATCAGGAGCTGGTAGAAGTTTTCGGAGAGCCAACAAGATTTGAATGGTCTGAGGAGTCTGATAACAAAGTAGATGCTCAATGGGCTATCAAGTTTGAAGATGGCACAATAGCAACCATATATAATTATAAGAACGGACTTAATTACTTAGGAGCAGAGGGTAAGAGAGTTAGTCAGATAATGATGTGGAATGTTGGTGGACACAGCGAAAGAGCTGTAACATTGGTCAATGACGAAGTTATTGAATGGCAGCACAGACTTCACGAAACTGGCAAATCAACGAACAATTTAGTAACAGCCTAATTGTTCGGAACGGGATCGGGGAAACCTGATCCTGTTTTTTCTGGCAGCAGGGCGAACAATTGTTCGAGAAGCAGCCCCCCCCCAGCAGGTCACGCACAGGTGAACAATTGTTCGGGGTTAACAGCAGGAGGTCAAAATGACAGAGGAATACAAACAGAGCTGGAGATGGATAGTTTGGGTTGGTGGTACAGATGATTACTACAAAGACTATTCACGAGCAAAGCAACACGCAGATGAATGGATAGCTAAAGGATATGATGACGTAATCATTGAAAAAGTTTTATTTAAGGGTTGACATGTTGCAATCATTACACTATATTAATATTAATTAAACAAAACCAAAGGAGAAACAAATGCAATTTACAGACATAGACAAGAACACATTCAAATATCAGGAAGTAGAAGAATACTTTCAAGACTGGTTAAAAGAAAACACACCAGACAATGACGACTGGACAGACGTACACCACAACGCTTTTAATACAGACTATTACATAATTGGCACATACAAAGCTAAGAAATGGCTGGGAGAAGAGGCATTTAATGTTATTGGCATTATCAAAGACTATGAAGAATTTAACTTTGGTAAACTAACAACAGACATTTCAGACCCTGAAAAGGTTGTTAATATGTATGTTTATATCTTAGGCGAAGAAATCGTTGCTAAATGGGATATGATCGACAGAAGGAAGATTACTGCAGCATAAATTGTTCGGGATCGGATCGGGAAACGGGAGCTTCGGCTCCTGTTTTTTTTGCGTCCAGCTCGAACAATTGTCCACCCCCCCCTTCCTCCTGGCTGCAGGTGAACAATTGTTCGGTTTCCTTCCTGTGCGCAGCCAGGAACAGTACGCATTGGCAGCAAAGCATGAAATTAGATAACAACTGGTTATAATAATGTTGCTGTAGGTTTTTATACTTTTACTACTTGACAACATGCAATCATTACTATATATTATATATATTAATCAGCCAAAGGAGAGACAAATGGCAATATACATAGCTTATGGTGCAAACCTTAACAAAAAGAATATGGCGACTAGATCGCCTGATGCAGTTCCAGTAGGTAAGACAAATCTACTGGGGTACAAACTGATATTCAACAACGTGGCGAGTATCGTTCCGTCAGAGAAGCATAGCGTTCCTGTGGGGTTGTGGAAAATATCTGAACAAGATGAGAGAAACTTAGACATCTTTGAGGGTTACCCAAATCTTTACAGAAAGGAATATGTTGATCTGTCGTACATGGGCATGACTCAAGGTATGATTTATATAATGAACTACGCAGGTCAGGCTGTTCCGAACAAAAGATACTTTGACGCAATCAAGCAGGGGTATGAAGACTTCCAGCTAGATACCGAACAACTTCTTGACGCAGTTGTTGAAGCCTTCGATTACGAGAAGGAAGCAGGTAGGGTTATTCAAACAAGGCGTGGAGGCAGGTCATGGAGGTAAATTGTTCGATAACCAGCCCCTGAAAAAGCCCAGCAGGATCTGGGTTTTTTCTGGAAGGCAATCGGACAATTGTTCGGATCGGGCAGGACACTGATCGGGGATCGGGGATTTCGCCCCCTGCCCAAATCATTTTCTAGATCCTCCCCCCTATATCCTCCTAATGAAAATTTAATTAACTTGTTAAATAATATTGTCAAGAGGTAAAGCAAAAAAAGTTTCTCAATAAAAACAATGACTTAGCAAATTAATTTTGGTGGTATACTTGTAATCATTACCTTATATACCTAATTAAAACTTAGGCGGCAAAATGCGCCTAAAAACCAAACAATAACTAAAAAAGGATAAACAAAATGTTTGATACAATTAACACAAATAAAAACATATTCGATAACCAAAATTTTGTTTTTGGTGTAGAACCTGAATTTAATACAAGGTCTTATACTGAAATGAACCGTTATAACAATTCACTAGGCTCAAATAAAATAAAAGGTCTAGAGTATGTATATGATGGTTCAAGAGTTGACGGCGAGGCAAGATTACCAATTTTAAGTAATTCTCAAAAATCATATAATTATTTAAAATCAGTACTCGAACAATTGAACGATCATGGCGCAACCGTCAATTGGACTGCATCCATTCATGTTCATTTATCTAGACGACCAATAACAATTGATCCAAATGATTTTCATGATAAATCAGTTGAATATACTGCTATTCATGGACGAGCTTTACCTAGTCGCAATGGTACTGATTATTTTGGTGATGCTATACCTTTAGAGATTGTTAAAGATATGGGATACAGAGTAAGCAAAAATATTATACAGTTTAATTCTTTGCTTGCGCCGTCAAGAATTGATGATGGTGGTTATGCAGTTGAGCCTATGAGAAGAGCAAGACAAAAAAACGGTTATTTTTGCAAAAAACCATTAGCGCCAAGTACTATAAAAAATACTGAGTGTACTTGGCACAAATTAAAACGTGTTATCTCAGTTGGCGGTAAATTCTCAGCTATTAATCTTAATCATTGGGATGATTATGAAACTGTAGAATTTAGATCGCATGGCGGTACTTTAGAAATTGATAAAATATGGTCTTGGATGATGTTTTTATCTAACATGCAAAGACACTCAATTGTTAATAGACATAACCAAGTGCAAGCCGTTATTGATACACCGTCTTATATTGGGCGCTCTAGTCGTACTAGACAATCAATAGCATACTCATTAATGAGACGTGTTGGCGGCGCTACAGTCCAAGAGATTATGAATGCTAGTGGTATTCAAACTGCTCAACGTGTGCGGTCTATGATAAGTGAGCAAATAAGACCAAACTTAATTAATCAGTTTGC